AAGAAAGAATCAGACAAATCCTCAGATAAAGGCTCTGATAAAAGCTCAGATCAAAAACCTGGATGGGTCGGAAAAATAAAAGGCTGGCTGAAGGATTGGTGGACAAAATCAGCTTGGCCTTGGATTAAAGATACACTCAATGAAATAGGCAAAGCTTTTTTGGATCGTTTCAAAGAGAGATTGATAGAAAAGCTGAAAAATGATGTGTTTGATAAGATCATTGATAAAATTCTAGGACCACAAAAAAAGGACGATTCTGGTGAAAATTCTGACACAGATAAAAAAGTCCTTAACCGTAATACAGGAGGAAATTGTTGCTGTGACTGCTGTGAAGGCGGCGGCCTCAATCCGAGCACTAAAAATAAAAAAACCTATAGAAAAAAGAAAAGTCCCACAAAGGCTCCAAACAGAACACTCAAGGTTCCTGGAGAGGTGATAAGAAGACGCCAAAGCGGCACACCTGCTGAAAGTGCACCTAGGACCTCGGGTTCCAAGTTAAAGAACTGGCTTGGAGGCTTAAAATCGCTAGGGAAGGATTCATCCAACTAGGAAAAGCGTTCAGAGGAATGGGAAAGGCTGTTCCATACGTAGGATCTGCTTTAGCAGTGTTTGATTTAGCTGGAATCAATAAAGATAATGCTGGCGAAAAGGTTGGTTCAATCGGAGGACGCATTGCCGGAGCGGAAGCTGGTGCAACAGCCGGAGCGGAAGCTGGTGCAACGATTGGATCTTTCGTTGGTCCGGAAGGTACAGCAATCGGCGGGGCAATCGGCGGAATTGGCGGCGGATTAGTAGGCGGAATCGGCGGCGAAGAAGCAGGTAAGAACATTGGTAAGATGTTTGATACTTCTAAGTTAAAGGAGAGCATAAGCAATTCACTATTTAACAAAGAGTGGTGGAGTGGAAAATGGAACTCCATTTCTGATACTGCCAATGGGGCTATTACTTGGATTGAAGATACATGGAGTAAAGTTTCAACTTGGTTTGACCAGTATGTGTTTACACCTATTTATAATGTTGCTGTACCTGTAATTAATTTTATAGTAGGATTGTTTGCCTATGCATGGGATGGCATATTGGCAGTATGGAACATTGTCTACCCGTGGTTTAAGGATAACGTGTGGGATCCAATAAGCGGAGCAGTTACTAATGTTGCTACAACGATATGGACTGGATTGTGCAACGCCTGGACGGTTATTTCAGGCATATGGTCTACTGTTTCAACATGGTTTATGGACAATGTGTGGAATCCTGTAAGTGAAGCCGTAACCATAGCGGCAACATGGATTTGGAGTAAGATCAATGATGCATGGACAATAATTTCCAATATTTGGACAGGAGTATCGAATTGGTTTTATGATAATGTATGGAACCCGATCGTCAAAAAAGTAGAAGATATTAAAACTTCAATAAAAGAAAAATTCGATGATGCAAGGAAATTTTTTGAGGATGCATGGGATGGAATTGAAACTTGGTTTAATGAACATGTGAAAGATCCATTGGTTAAAGTATCAGAGAAAATTGCTGAGAAATTTCAATGGCTATTCGATTTAAAAGATTCAGTTGGTGGTTTCGTTGCAAAAGTAATACACAGGGGGGAAGAAGTTACTCACCTCAAGAAAAAACCAATCAAAAAGGATTCGAAAGAGAAAAAAACTAGTTCCAAACCAACTACTAATAACATTTTTTCTCAATCTCCATCAAATAATAATATGACTGTTTTTCAACAAGCACTAGATCAGAACGCCACAGGCGGCTACATCACCAAACCAACCATCTCGTGGATCGGTGAAGCCGGCAAGGAATTCGTTATCCCGGTTGATAACAACCGAGGCCGGGGGAAGATGCTTCTTTCACAAGCGGCGTCTAAGCTGGGTATGCAAGTTGTAGACGACATGGGCGCAGCTTCGTCTTCTGGCGGAAGTCCAGCATCTGTTTCAGGAGGAGCAGCTGTCAGTCCTCTATCAGGCACAGCCTCCCCAGTAATGAACACTGCAAATCTTACAGGCCAAGCGTCCACACTCGGACAGCAATTTTCAGAAGGCTTTGGTAAAGGCATCAGCGATCAGCCGGTCAAAATGGAAGACTGGAAAAAGAAAAACATTAATACCCCATTTACACAAATGATTTCTGCTTCACCAAATTACGGTAAACAAATGGTAAGCGGGTATGCCAAGGGCCAAAACGGTACAGCAACCGGAACAGACGGCTTTTTGCAATCAAAAGTTAAAACGCCGTTCCAAGCCACTGTGAGCAAATCGTCTTCATGGGGCACAGGAACGGTCAAAGGCTTTGCGCAAGGACAAAATTCAACCCAAACAGGGACTGCACAGTATGTGAGTACACATGTTGACAAACCGTTCCTGCGTTCAAAAGACACATCGAACAGCTGGGGCTCCGGTTTGATTGGAAACTTTGTGACAGGCATGAATTCTAAATCCAGTGAAGTAAAACAAGCAGCAAAGGATATGGCCAAGAGAGTGGAGCAGGCTTTCCGTGAAGAATTAGATATCCATTCGCCTTCTCGAGTCATGATGAGCTTGGGGCGTTTTGCCTCTGTCGGTGTTGTAAAAGGACTGGATTCTGTCGATGTGAAAAAATACGCAGAAAAACAAGCCGGTTCATTGGCAGCTGCTTATTCCGGAATGGGTGCAGTAGGGGGAAATGTGAAACAGTGGCTTATGGCAGCAATGATGGCCACAAAGACACCATTGAGCTGGCTCTCGGGATTAATGACGATTGCACAGTATGAATCAGGGGGCAACCCGAACTCTATTAACCTGTGGGATAGCAACGCGAAGGCGGGAAATCCATCACAAGGACTCATGCAGACAGTTCCAACCACATTTAATGCTCATAAAGCACCGGGCATGGGTAACATTAGAAATCCGATTCACAACGCTGCTGCCGCGATCGGCTATATCAAAAGCAGATACGGCTCAATTGATAATGTACCTGGCATTAAAAGCCTGAAACGTGGCGGTCCTTATGTCGGTTATGCAAACGGCGGGCTGATCACGAAAGAACAAATTGCCCGTGTCGGTGAAGGAAACAAGCGGGAATGGATCATCCCAGAGGAACGGGGCATCCGCGGTCGCTACCTTCTTCAGAGAGCGGCACAGGCTCTTGGTATGGAAGTGACAGATCCGTCTCAATCCCAGCAGTCTGAGCTTTCTTCAGGACAAGTTTCAGCTGTTACCTCGGCTAGCCGGCCGACTGCAGCGGTTTCTGGATCAAAAGAGATTTATATTCAATTTAACGGTGACCAGCACTTCCATAATGGACAAGACGCCGAAAGCCTAGCGGCGAAAATCAAGCAGGCGCTTATAGATGAACTGCAAAAGGATATCAATATTGGAACGAAGGGAGTCGTTGCATTTGACTAAATCCGTATATGAATTTTGGATTTCACAAGGGAAGGACAAGCTGCGGCTCCCCGTTCTTCCCGACCAGCTGAATATTTCAAATACGGTTCAGAATGAGACGGTTAAAGTAGCCAAGTTCGGTGACCTTACATTTATTGACGAACAAGGCGCGAAAGAAATTTCGTTCTCTTCGTTTTTTCCGAAGAAATACAGCCCAATAGCTGAATATCAAACCTTCCCGTCGCCGGAAAATGCGATAACAAAAATTGAAAAATGGATGAAGGCCAAAAAACCGGTTCAGTTTTTGATTACGGGAACTAAAGTGAATTTAACATGCAGTATTGAAGGTTTTTCCTATAGCGAAGGCCAGCAGGATATAGGTGATCGCACCTTTGATATTCAATTAAAAGAATACAAAACCGCTTCCCCGCGGAAAATCAAGCAGAAGAAAAAAACAAAGGCGAAACGTCCGTCGAAGGCTGCGCCGAAGACGTACACAGTCAAAAAGGGAGACACGCTATGGGACATTGCAGGCAGATTTTATGGGAACAGCACCCAATGGCGCAAAATTTGGAACGCCAATAAAACAGCAATGATCAAACGAAGCAAACGGAACATCAGGCAGCCGGGCCACTGGATTTTTCCCGGCCAAAAATTAAAGATACCGCAATGAAACAGGTGATGTATGATGATAGAACTGTTCGTCATTAAAGACACAGAGTGGCTTGAGCTGGTTGCAGAAAGCGTATCGCTTGAAGGCCATCGTTATCAGGCGCCGCGTTCCATTGAAGCAACCATCGTCACCAAGCAGGGCGACCAGACGTATTACAGTGTCTCAGAAGGAGATACGGTCTTGTTTAAATGGAAGGGAAAAGAGCTTTTTCGGGGCATTGTTTTTGCAAGAACCCCGGACGAGCATACGCTTGCCTTCAGCGCTTATGACATGCTTCAGTACCTGGTCAAAAACCAGGATATGTACGTGTTTTCCAATCAGCGGGCCGACCAGATCATCAGAAGGATTGCGAGTGACTTCCAGATACCGACAACCTCGATCGCAAACACAGGCCATACGATCAAAAGTCTTGTCATTAAAAATGATACGACATTGTATGACATCATATTAAAAGCGCTGAAACAGACGAAAAGCCAGACAGGGCAACATTACCAGCTGTATTCGGAAAAAGGAAAGCTCGGCCTGCGCGCTTGGCCAGATCCGTCAGAGGTATGGGTGCTTGAAACGGGCGTCAATATCACGGGCTACCAATACAGCACTTCTATAAACGACACTGCTACTCGGGTGGTACTTCGCCGGCAGAAGGACAATAAGACATATAAAGCCTCTGCCAAGGACAGTTCAGGCTTAAATAAATACGGTGTGCTTCAATATACGGAAACGGTCACAGATGACATCAACCAGGCACAGCTTCAGCAGCGGGCAGATGTACGCCTTGCTGAAAAAAAGGGCGTGAAAAAAGAACTGAAAAATATTCAGGCAGTGGGCATCCCAGAAGTGCAGAGCGGCTTGCCTGTCTATATTTCGATTCCGGAGGCCGGCATCAAGAAAACCTATTGGGTAGATACGGACCGGCATGAATTTAAAGGAACGAAACATACGATGACGATCGATGTTGTCGAAAAGAATACGATGCCGGAAGGAGTTTCCTGATGAGATTAAGTGAGGCTATAAAACATTTGGCAGTCGGCGCAGTTGACGCTGAGTCTCCGGTAGAACTGCTCCCGGCTGAAGTCGTTTCGGTTTCTCCTGTGGAAATCAAATTAAAAGAAAACAGCAAACTGATTATACCGGAAGACGCCATCATTATCCCAAAACGAATGCAGTCCGGAGGAGACGATGCACTCGAGCCGGGGGATCGCGTCATGACCGCAGCTCTGACTGGCGGGCAATCGTTTTTTATTTTAGATAAGGTATAGACAAAACCGCTTCAGTACGAAGGGGTTTTTATTTAGCATGTAAAAGGAGTGGGCATCATGGCCCTGACACCAGAAGTGGAGTTTGAAGATATTGAAGATGAGAGCGAAATCATTGAAACCTCGCAAACGTACAAAATAGATTTTGAAAACGGAAGAATTACGAATGAGCTGATTACCGGGATTGAAGCGATCAGGCAGTTCGTGTATATCGCCTTACAGACAGAACGCTATGCGTATTCCATATACAGCCATAATGTCGGAAACGAGCTTCAGGACGTGCTGACAGATCATGAGACGACTGATGCGTATAAAAAGATGGAGATTCCGAGACTGATAGAAGAGGCGCTGGTTTATGATGACCGGATATCGGCTGTAACAGATTTTGAGATTGAAAAACAAGGCGACGCGTTTCATGTGTCCTTCGTGGTGGAGACGGATGAAGGAACGCTTGAGATTGAGGAGGTGATTGGCGAAGATGTTTGAAGATCAGACCTTTGAAAATATTATGGAGCGTATGCTGAACAGCATTTCCGCAGATATTGACACAAGAGAAGGCAGCGTCATTTATAATGCGTTAGCCCCGGCGGCGGCCGAGCTTGCGAAGTCTTATATATGGCTGGATACTGTGCTTGAGCTCGTTTTTTCTGATACCGCACAAGGCGAATTTTTAGACAGGCGTGCAGCGGAAGCGGGAATTGAAAGAACTGCCGCGACAAAGGCTGTCAGAGCGGGAGAGTTTACATCTGGAGTTACTATTCCTGTCGGCTCCCGCTTTTACGTGGATAATCTTTATTTTCAATATACGGCAGACGGGACGCTCATCTGTGAAACACCTGGTGAAGCAGGAAACGCCAATCTGACCGGACGCAATTTACTGTCATTGGATACCATTCCCGGTTTAGAAACGGCCATAGTCAAAGAAATCCTGATTCCGGGACGCGAGGAAGAGGGAGATGACAGCTTGCGAGAACGGTATTTTACAAGGGTTCGGCGTGAGGCCGTCAGTGCCAATAAAATGCATTATAAAGAGTGGGCTGAGGAAGTGGACGGTGTGGGAAAGGCAAAGATCTTCCCGCTTTGGAACGGTGAAGGCACGGTCAAAATTGTCGTCACCAATGCGAATCTTGAGCCCGCTTCTCCTATTTTAATTCAAAAAGTGAAAGATTATATCGACCCTGAACCAGGACAGGGAGAGGGACAGGCGCCAATCGGAGCCGTTGTCACAGTGGAGAGCGCGGTCTGGAAAGAAGTTGAGATTTCTGCCGAAGTGCTGCCTGAGATCAATCACTCAATTGATGAAGTGAAGTCAGAAATTGAGGAAGGCGTTTTAAATCTCTTTAAGAAAATGGCGTTTGAAGATAACGTCATCCGCCTTTCTCAAATTAACAATATCGTCTATAATTCACCGTCAGTCAGTGACTACTCCAATATTCAAATCAACGGCACGTCTGAAAATCTGGTGCTGAGCAACGTGGAAATTCCTAAGCTTGGGCAGGTGAAGATCATTGAGCAAACAAGATGACATGACAGCTTATCTGCCGCCGTTTCTCACCAGCCTTAAAGAAATGGCTGAGCTGCTGAAAGCGGAAGCGCCTGAGTTTGATAAACAAAATGACAGCATATTTGATCTGACGGATCAGTTATTCGTACCGACGGCGACTTGGGGGCTCAGCCGCTGGGAAAAGATTTTAAACGTACCGCGTGAATCAGGTGACACTGATGAGATCAGACGATTGCGGCTCATTTCCAAAATGTCGAACATCCCGCCCATCACATACAGGGCCATTGAGCAGGCGGTAAACCGTTTCTTGAAAAACCCGTCTGCGCAGGTCCGCCTGCTTCCCGGCGAATACCGATTTAACGTCGATATCAATGTTGATGACCTCCAGCACATGAATGAGCTGATCGAAGCGATAGAAAACATGAAACCCGCTCATTTGGCGTATACGCTCAGAGGCGGATTGAATGAGACGCTGCAAATCAAAGATACAGTCATCCTGAATCACCGCAGATACCGAACAGCCAGTGAGCTCAAGGTCGGTTATTCTGTCACTCTTAACAACAATGAGGTGGTTTTAACTTGATTTCAACCATATACAGAGAACGTACAGCGGCAGATCTGAAAAGCAGAATTGATCACGTGCTGCTTAACGGACAAAAAACAGAAATAGTAGAGCTCGCCATTGACGGTGCGACCGTCACCGTCCTGACAAAACGTGAGGAAGACATTAAGCATATTGAGACAGTACAAATTTTTGACGAGCTGGGCAATGTGATCACAGAGAGAAAGACTGACCTGGACGTCAGCGAAAACAGAACACTTGATTTCAGATTTACTTTTGAGGTGGTGTAAACATGGCATACGAAGAAAAAACAGACTGGCTTCCGGACGACCCCATCAACGAAGATGACGTCAACCGCTGGGAAAAAGGCATAAAAGACGCCCACACAGACCTGGCCGCCCACAAAAACGACATGAACAACCCCCACAACACAACAAAGGCACAAATCGGCTGGGGAATGTGGATAATGTGCAGCAGGCGGCGAAGAAGGATTTTGAGAAGCATGTGAATGACGGTACGATTCACATTACTGCTGCTGAAAGGTCAAAGTGGAACAACGCTCAGTTAAGTAAGATATCAGGTGATGATGGAAGGGTCTTTTACAAGAGTGTGACCGAAATTACTGATTATAATGATTTAACCGATACTGGTATGTACTTAATATACAATGACGGCTTGAACGGTCCGGGCCTAAATCAGTGTTTTCTCCTTGTGATGAGCTATAAAAACACACTTGTTCAAATAGCTTATGACGGAATTAAGGGAGAGCAGTCATTTTTTAGAATAAGAAAAAACGATTCTACAACATGGACAGCATGGATTGAATCAGAAACTACAGAGGGGTCTCAAAAGAAAATAGATGCACATGCTAATAAAACAGATATCCACGTAACAAAATCAGATAAAGACAAGTGGAACGACTCACAGCTCTTTAAAATAACTCAGGATAACGGTCTCGCAAAGTACTGTGAAGATGCAGATTTCAATACTGTCATCGAAACTGGATTCTATTACATGAGTGGTGCGACAACAACATTAAATGCTCCTGTTAATAACAATGGTTATTTAATGGTTTATAATTTCAGCACGTATGCATATCAAGAATACACGTCTTATAGCAGTAGTGACACAATATCAACTGGCCGAAGGAAATTCATGAGGAATAAAGTGGCTAACTCAGACGTTTGGACATCTTGGCGTGAGATCGAATCGGTTGAAGGCTCACAGATCAAAGTAGATGCACATGCCAATAAAACAGATATCCACGTAACAACATCCGATAAGGACAAATGGAATAATGCACAACTATATAGATTAACAGATACTCAAGGCTGCCGAACTAAAATCCCAGATGGGACTGACTTGTTAACACTACCCTCTGGCTTTTACTATGCATTAGGGAACGTCATAACAAATAATCCTGTTTCAGGAGATGGATCATGGTATAACTATGATGTTATCGAAACAGAGGGAGGCGGACGAAAAACAATTTTGGCCTCTAGAAGTTATGACGGAACCTTTTGGACGGCAACGATCCATACAGACGGCGTGTTTAAAGGCTGGAATAAGATCGAGACTGAGGTAAGTGCTCAAACCAAAGCAGATAAAGCGCTAGCTGATGCTAAAAACTATGTTGACTCTAATTATACGAATAATAAATTAACAGTTCTTACAGGCTCTAATGCAATACAAGACGCAAGAACTGGGGGGAATGAATATCCTCCAGGGTTAACACTAATGGATATTGGTCAAGGAAATACTACAGGTTATCCACTTGGTTATGGAATTGTAAAAAATGAGAAATACAGTGATTTTAGATTTACTCAATATTTTTACGGTACAGGAAATGAATCAAATAGTTATATTGATAGTACTGGAACGTGGGTTCGTCACTGGTGGAGTGGTTCCGGCTGGACTGCGTGGCAAAAGATATCAGGGTTTGCTCACGCTAATATTGGGACTACTGGGCGTCAAGCTCTTATTAAAGGAGAAAATAACAAAATTAAATATAACCGTATTATAAAAGATAGCCATAAATTGTTTGATACAAAAAACAATAGGTTTGTAGCCAGTCATGCAGGAATGCATTTAGTCAGTGCTAGTTTATATATAGAAAATACTGAGCGATACTCCAATTTTGAATTATATGTTTATGTAAACGGCACAAAGTATAAATTAATGAATCAATTTAGAATGCCTACCCCTTCCAATAACAGTGATAATGAGTTTAATGCAACTGTTACTGGATCTGTTACAGTTCCGCTTGATGCAGGAGATTATGTTGAAATTTATGTTTATGTTGGTTATTCCGGGGATGTAACACGATATGTTACAGATTCGAATGGAGCTCTCAATTATTTTGATGTTCTGGAGCTTGGCGGAAGAAATTACCCGAGAGTTTAGGAGGTACCTTTATGATCTTATATGATGCCATTATGTACAAGTATCCAAACGCAGTATCGAGAAAGGATTTTGAATTGCGTAATGACGGGAACGGTTCATACATTGAGAAATGGAATCTCCGGGCGCCGTTGCCGACTCAGGCAGAACTCGAAACCTGGTGGGAAGAGCTGCAAAAAAATCCGCCGTACGAGCCGCCTGATCAGGTGGAGCTTCTCGCTCAAGAATTGTCACAGGAAAAGCTGGCACGCAAGCAGCTTGAAGAGCTGAACAAAACATTAGGGAACGAGTTGTCAGATATAAAGCTATCATTACTTTCCTTGAAAGGAGATTATGCTGAATGAATTATTGGGTGCTTGCCCTCTATTATGAGTGGGCGACAACGGATATGGTGAAACAGGCTTTAGCATATGAAGACTGTTCAATTGAGGATCTGGCAGAGGGTGTGAACAAAAAGCTGATCACAGCTGACCAGTATAAAGAAATTACCGGTAAAGCCATGTAAGGCTTTTTTATTTTGCCTGTTTTTAGATCAAAGGAGGATGAAGATGGTGAAGTATCAATATGAATTTCCTCTCGATAAGGCTGGAAAAGCCGGCGCTGTAAAGCCCTATCGAGGAGGAAAAAATGATTTTGTGACACCTGTTTCGAATTTGTCAGGCGTAGCGGAGATTTTAACAAATGCTGCTTTAAAGGCGACTGAGGCATACAGTCAGCTCGGGCAGGACAGGCTTGGCGCAGTTCTGATTTCGAAAGTGAAGGGCTGGGCGTATGCAGATCGTGAAGGTACGCTCTTTATAGAAGAAAGCGACAACAACAATGTTTGGACAACGACAGCAGCAGTTAATGTCGCAGCAGGCGTCCTGACAGCGACGGACTGGGTATATCTTTCTAAACGCTATTACCGTTTCCGCTATGTGAACGGGAATCTTCAGCAATCTGAGTTTGTATTATACCAATCAGTCGGTGCGGGTGAGATGGATGTGCGTGTCAATGAAAAAACGCCTTTACAGATTGACTTTGCGGAGAATCAAACACACGATGGACGGCTGAAAGTCGAGGCTCGCAAAACATTTGACTTTGTCTTTCATGAAAATGCAGAGTCCGCCAGCGAGGGGGCTGCTTTACCTGTTGACGGTGCCGCGCATTTACTCGTTGAAGTCTACGGCACAGCAGAAATGAGCGAAGTCAAATTTTGGGGCAAATCGGTGTCAGGACAGAAACTGCCGATCAGAGGCGTGAAAACTGATGATGCTACCACTGCCTCCAGTACATTAGGAAAAGCTGAGGCATGGGCCTTTGATATTAAAGGGTTTAAGGAGATCATCATGGAGATTATCAGTATCACCGGCGGTACTCTTTCGGTAAAAGGGACCGCGGTTTCATAATAGTCTCGGCCCTCGGAAGGGAGGTGATCTGCATGTGAAGGAGGAGTGAGAGATGCAGCAAGAGGCAGACGTGAATGTGTTTCAGCAGGATTTAGCAGACATGAAAGGCGAGCACAAAGCACTTGAGCAGAGGGTTTCCGCATTAGAACGCGTGTCTGACCGGCAAGACCAGCAAATCATGACGCTGAACGAAAAATTAAACAAAATTGAAGAAAACACCACGTGGATTAAACGCACCATCACAGGTGCCATCATTACAGCAGTGTCTACAGGCATCATTGGCGGAGCATCGCCATTATGTACAGCCTGCTGCAGCATTAAAGGGGGATTTTTATGAACACGTTTGACAAGGGCACGGTCATCAGGACGGTGCTTCTTTTAATTGCTTTAATCAACCAGACCATGCTGATGCTCGGCAAATCACCATTGGACATTCAGGAGGAGCAGGTCAATCAGCTCGCTGACGCTCTTTATTCAGCCGGTTCCATCGCATTTACAATTGGAACGACACTTGCCGCTTGGTTTAAAAACAACTATGTAACAGAAAAAGGGAAAAAACAGCGCGACTTGTTAAGGGACAATAATCTGACGAAATAAGGAGAGATGAAAATGGTTAACATTATCCAAGACTTTATTCCGGTTGGCGCAAATAACCGTCCAGGCTACGCAATGACGCCGCTTTACATTACGGTGCACAACACAGCGAATACCGCAGTAGGAGCAGATGCTGCAGCGCATGCCCGCTATTTGAAAAATCCTGATACGACGACAAGCTGGCATTTTACAGTTGATGATACAGAAATTTATCAGCATCTGCCTTTAAATGAAAACGGCTGGCATGCGGGAGACGGAAATGGCAGTGGCAACCGGGCTTCTATTGGAATTGAAATTTGCGAAAATGCCGATGGCGATTTTGCAAAAGCAACAGCAAATGCCCAGTGGCTCATCAAAACATTAATGGCTGAACATAATATCAGTCTCGCCAATGTCGTCCCTCATAAGTATTGGTCAGGGAAGGAATGTCCGCGAAAATTGTTAGATACGTGGGATTCGTTCAAAGCAGGAATTGGGGGAGGCGGCAGCCAAACTTACGTCGTGAAACAGGGCGACACACTTACATCTATAGCGAGAGCATTTGGTGTTACGGTTGCTCAGCTGCAAGAGTGGAACAATATCGAAGACCCGAATCTTATTCGCGTTGGTCAAGTATTAATTGTAAGTGCTCCATCGGCTGCGGAAAAACCCGAGCTCTATCCGCTCCCTGATGGTATCATTCAATTGACAACACCTTATACATCAGGAGAACACGTCTTTCAGGTGCAACGAGCACTTGCGGCTCTGTATTTTTACCCTGATAAAGGCGCTGTTAACAACGGAATTGACGGCGTTTACGGACCGAAAACAGCTGACGCAGTTGCCCGTTTTCAGTCTGTTAACGGTCTAACTGCTGACGGTATCTACGGGCCTGCGACGAAAGAGAAGATCGCAGCGCAATTAAGCTGATCAAAGACCATAAAAATCCCGGAGCCGCTCCGGGATTTATTTTTTCTTCTTCAACTTTTTTTATAATTCCAGCACTGCGCTCCCTCACCCGAAGCGAGTACCCGGAAAGCCCAAACCTTCCGTAATCAACAAACTTCACACGCCTCACCAATTTTTTCAC